GGGCACGAGTATGTAATCGGCGAAGGCCTTGAGATACATCTCGAAGCGGGCCGGGTTACGCATCAGGCGCATGATCCGCAGCTGGTCCTTCCAGCCAAGCCGACCACCAATCTCCTCGTCAGCGCATACCTGGCAGGCAAAAATGAGATCAGCAGGGGTTACGCCACGAGAGCCGGTCACCAGCGGGGACTCGAAAGCCATTAGCCGTACACGGTACTTGAGGCACCAAGGGTAAAGAGTTCGACCCAGTAGCCGAAAGGGTGCCGGGTCGATGAAGGCGCCAAGGAACCGTTTATCCATGCCGCCTAGTCTAGCCCCCTAGGGGCGAAGTCAATTAGGCAGGCGTGATGCCTTCGTAGTCGATAGCCGTCACGGTGACCGCGGTGAAGCCCTTGTTGGAGCCCTTCTCGTCAATCTTGGTGATGGTGCCGGCAAAGGACACGGAAGCGGAGCCGGAGGGGTAGGCCGTGGCGGCGTTCAGCGTGAAGCTGATGGCGGCGCCGAGGATCGGCATCGAGGAGGTCTTGCAGATGCCTTCGATGGTGATCTCGGACTTGCGGTCGTCCAGGCGATGGGTCTTGGTCAGGCCGGCTTCGTCGACCACCGTGGCCTCGGCGTTGAACGAGGACGAGAGGGAGTACGACTGCACGTAGAGGTTCGTGACAGTACCGGCGACTCCGTAGAGGCAGGTCGTTCCGTTGTTGATGGCGGCCATTTGTAATTGCGGGCTTTGGTAACCTTACGCGGCAGGCAGGACCACAAGCACGTCGTAGCTGAAAGCGGTCGCCCAGGAGCGCTCGTCGACACCCTCATCCTCGGAGCCGATGGTCACGTCATAGCAGGACGCGTCCCCGCCCGACGTGAAGGCCGCCTTGATGGAGGTCAGGTCACGCATATTGCCGGCGAGGGCGGCGCAGCGGAGACGGTGATCGGCGAGGGTCGTGTCGTCGGCGTTCGAGAACAGGGTGATGCGGACCGAGCAGGAGTAGTTGCCGAGGCCTTCGGGGAGGTCGCCAGGTGCCTTGGCCGACTCGCAGAGGACGATGGCCTTGGGAAGGGTCTGCGTCGCGGCGCTGTCCCCGGTGAGGAAGGCGATGGTCGTGAGGTCGGTCTGGGCGGCGAGGTAGGTCGCGAGCGTCGATTCGACGATGTGGCGGATGGATTTGGTGCCCATAAGAATAGGTGGTTAAATGTTGATGGACGCGTCCTTGAGGTGCCGCCTCATGCGCAGGCCCATTTGCTTGCGCCGATTGACGAGCACCAGCGGGATGACCGAAGCGTCGACCCCGATGTTGTTCACGTTACCGAGGCTATTCGTCACCGAGACCTCGATGAGCTTGTTCTGGCTATCGGAGGCGACGTTGCTCGTGCCGCGGGTAGCGTGACGGTTAATCCAGGCTACGGCCAGCAGGTCGGTGCCGAAGTTCTTTTCGATGCCGTTAATCTTCGGTTTCGGCAGGGAGCGCAGGGCCGAGGCCCAGCCGGACTTGACCATGCCGACCATCGCCTGACGTTCCTTGATGTAGGAAGCCAGGTCGCCTTTGGTTTCGACGAGGAGCTTGATTTTGGTCGGGCGGACATTCTTCCCGATGCGACCGCCGAACTTGCCCTTGATACGGTTATGCGGAGCACGCAGCTCCTGTACGAAGCCTTGGCCGTATTCGGTGCGGACAGGGTTGGTCGTGTTGAAGTAGTTCTTCGCCTTCTTGAACGCCCGGTCATGGTCCTGGTCGTTCGCGATCTTGCGCATGATGGGCGACAGGCCTTTAAGCGCCTGAAGCGTACCCTTGCCGATGATGTTATTGAACAGGCTGATGTCGTTGGCCTTGGTCGCATAGGCCAGCTGATTGGTCAGCAAGGCCGAGGCTGACTGCGTGTTGCGGTCGTTGGCGGCCACGAAAATCTTGCGGATGTCTCCGGCCACGGCGTTGTCGCCGGCGGTCTGGGCGGCCTTCGACAGGCCACGGCCACCGCCCTTGGGCATCGGAGGGGTGAAGGTCGCCGCGTCCTGACAGATGAGCGCAGCCTGCTCGAGCGTGGCGTCCCGCATGGTCTGCCCGGTCTTGGACGCGAACCGCTGCAAGGTCGCGATGAACTTGTTGACGGAGGTCTGATCTAGGACGACGCGGACCATTACTGGTTATCGTCGATGACGACGAGCGTGATCCAAGCCGACCCGGGCTTGTAGGTCTGGGTCGTGATGCGGACGGTCTTCCCGCCGGCCACGATTTTCTTCCCCTGGGAAAGGCTGGCGATGGGAGCCCCGCCCGACAGTAGGGCGGGGAGCCTGACCGAGTACTGGGTCCGCTCGCAATACCCCCCTGCTTCGAGGACGGTCTGGACGGCGGGGTCGGAGATGAGGCAGGAGAAGGTGATGGCCCCGGAATTGCAGGAACCAGCCACGCCGAAGTCCGCCACCATCTCCTTGGCGTCGGCCAGAAACTCCGAGTAAAGACTCATAACCTTGCCCGCTTTGGGAACAGGCACAAAAAAAGGGCCCCTTGCGGAGCCCTTTAAGTCGTACCCTAGGCCGCTATTAGGCGGTCTTGAGGCGGACGAGGGAGGTGGCGCGACCGACGGCGGCACCGAACATGAGGGTCGCGGTGACGTTGAGGAAACCGCTCTGCTCCATGCCCACGAGGACCTGCACGCCGAGGCCGGTGTCCTGGTCGACGGCGTTCGAGACTTCGAAGCCGGGGATGTCCATGGAGTCCGGGAGGGCGGAGGCGAAGGCGATCGCGTCAGGACCAGCGACCCAGCCAGCGAGGTTTTCGCTGTTAGCGGAGAGGTTGGCGAACTGGTAGATGCGGGCACCGGCGATTTCGCCGAGGTCGCCGTTGGCGACGATGCGAGCACCGAGGACGTTGTTGCCGACGATCGTGGTGTCCTTGCGGAGGTCAGACACGTAGGTGCTGTTCAGCACGGCGTAGCGCGGGCTCGGGGCCTTGGCGTCGTCGAGGGTCTTCTGGACGGCGACGAGTTCGTCATAGGACAGGGAAGCGCCGGTGGTCGAGGAGACGCTGTAGTTGGCGTTCGTGACCTGGGCGTTGATGACGTCCATGACCTTCTGGGCGAGACCGATGGAGGCGGTCTGGACGAAGTTGTTGACGAAGAAGTCAGCGCCGTAGTCCTTCAGGTTCGAAGGGGTGAAGCGGCTGGAGATCTTGTACTGGGTCAGGGAGACGGTGGACGAGGCGATCGTCGCGTCATCCTGCGTCAGGTAGCCGCCGGTGCTGAAGGCAGTAGCGGTCGAGACGCCGATGAGGGGCACCTGGATGCTCATGCCCGACGAGCCGGGGCGGGAGGAGAAGACCGTGGAGATACCCGAGAGGACGGGCAGCTTGTTCTTCAGGGTGGAGAGGACGCCAGCGCTGAGGACAGCGGGAGCGGCACTGATGGAGTTAGCCATGTTGGAGGATTAGGTAGGGTTGAGGGAAATTAGAGGGCGGCCTTGATGATGGCCGACTTGTGCGCTTCGAAGTACGCGTTGCGCTCCTTCGAGCCGACAGGCAGCGCGAGGAAGGCGGCGTAGTGGTCGACGGCTTCGGCCGAAGCGGCGTCGCCCTGGGGAAGGGCGGTCGGGGCGATGCCGACGGAGGCCACGATCTTGGCGGCTTCCTTGGAGGCGGAGACCTTGGAGGCTTCGGCTTCGAGGGCGGCGGCCTTGAGGGCTTCGACTTCCTTCGCGGACACTTCGATGGCGGCGGCGAGTTCGGCGAGCTTGGCGTCCTTGGCGGCGGCTTCGACCTTGAGGGATTCGAGTTCCGCGGCGGCGCCGACGGTGAGTTTCTCGACGGTGGCACGGAGGTCGTCGCGCTCGGCGGTGAGGCCGGAGAGGGCGGCGGTGGCTTCGAGGAGCTGGTCTTCGATGGTCATCTTGAGTTTGCGGAGGTTGGAAACTTTTACTCCTTCACCAGCGAGCCAGGGATGACCCACAGCTTGCAGATGCCGTTCGGGTCGATGTCGCCGGCGACGAGGCTACAGCCACGCGGGCCGCGGTAGAAGACGCAGTTCTGGCAGAGCAGGCCTTGCGCCGTGAAAGGCGATGCGGCGACGTAGTGGGCGCCGTCAGGGCCGGACGTCTGGTCGAACGGACCGAAGGTCTCTTCGATGCCTTCGAGCTCATCGACCATCTCGCGCTGACGAGGAGTAAGCATCTCGAGGACGCCTTCTTCGACGTCAGAGGCCTTGGCCTTAAGCAGGCTGATGGCCTTGCCACCCTTGGCGAAGGCATGAATGGCGGTCGGGACGGCGGACGAAGCACCGGCGAACTTGGCCAGGGCTTCCGTGAAGGAGTCTGCGAGGGCACCGACAAGGCCGATCGTGGAGGCCTGCTTGCCGGAGAAGGTCTGGCCTTCCATGGAGTCAGCCTTGACCATCTTGCGCTTGAGGTTCACAGCGGCCTTGAAGTCGGCGTGGATGCCGTCGACCGAGGCCTGTAGGTTCTCGACCTGGTCGGCGTTGAGGCTCGTGCCTTCGATGCCGGCGCCCTTGAACTTGCCGGACTTGAGCACGACCATCTTGATGCCAGCCATCTCGGCGGCCTTGGAGTAGTCAGGGATGGCGAGGTAGACGCCGATGGAGCCCACCGTGGAGGACGGCGAAGCGACGACGCGGTCCGCAGCCGAACCGATCCAATAGGCGGCGGAGGCCATCTCGGAGTCCGTGTAGGCCATGGTCGGTTTCTTGAGGTTGCGGACCTTGTTGGCCAGTTCCTCGACGCCGGTGACCGTTCCGCCAGGGGATGAGATTTGCAGGGCGATGCTGGTCACCTCGGGCGAGGCGGCGAACGCATCGACCGCTTCGGCGATGTCGTTCACGTCGACCGCGCCCATCATCTTTTCCATCGGGGAGAGGCCCTTGCCGATGACGCCCACGATCGGGATGACGCCGATGCCGTCGACGACGTAGGGCTGGGGAGCCGTGCCGAAGAGCTGCGCCAACATATCCGTGAAGCCGAACTTCTCGGCTAGGACGGCGTGGTCCTTGGCCTTGGTCGGGTCGATGAGCAGAGGTTCGCGGCCGCTCAGGCCATTGGTAAGGAAGCGCATGATTATTCGGAGAGGGGGGCGTCAGGGGCCGGGTCAGCCTGGTCAACGGAGTCGACTGTGCCGACCGGGGTGTTGGACGGACGGAAAAGCAGCTCGAACGGAATGCCGTACTGCTTCGACAAGTCCTGCATGAAGACCATGTCGGCGGCGCGCTTCTGCATCTCGGTGCGGAAGTCGAGGCCGCGCTGGGCGTAGAGTTCGGACATGGACAGCAGGCCCATCTCGACGTCGGCACGGTCGTTCGCGGCTTCGCGGCCAGCATCGACGGTGACGGACTTCGGGGTCGTCCAGGACACGCGGTTCCAGTCCGGGTCGTCGGGAATCTCGCCGGCGTCGATGCCCTGCCCGATGATGTAGCCCCACGTCGGAACGCAGAACTGCTCGATCATGATGGTCTGATACTTCGAGAAGACGCGGCCAGCCTTGGCCGTGATGAGTCGGACCGTAGCGCCGCCGAGTTTGGAGGAGTCGCCGACGAACTCGTAAGGCAGGACGCCTTGCGAGATGTCGCGTTCAAGCGCCGCAAGGAACCCGGTGAAGGTCGGGTTCGGGCGGTTGCTCATGTGGGAGGTCAGCGCTTCGCCCTGGTCGAGCACCAGCAGTTTGCCGCCCATCGTGTTGGCGATGGAGGAATAGGAAGAGGTGTTGAGCGCACCGAGCTCGTTGGCCATGTCCTGATCCAGCACGCCGCCGGTCTTCGTGATGACGCGGGTGACGTCGGCGTTGTCCTTAACGCCCTGCTTCTCGAGGGCGAGGATTTCCATCTCGTCCTGGATGGAGTTGATGCTGTGCTGGAGGAGCGGGACGCCGCGGGCTCCGCTGGCGTATTCATGGTCGACGACGTGCATCATCGACTGGGCCAGAATCTGGCGGTTGCCGCCGTCCGACTTGTAGACGTTGCAGGCGACATACTCGCCATAAGG